GTTTACACTTGAAACTGCGAAAGCTTCTAATGCTTCAAGAGCAGCAACAACACCATGCGAAGCAAGGATAAAGTTACCAGCACCACGACGAGTAGCTTGCGCGATTTCGTTTGATGCTTTAAGCATTACAGTGTAAAGAGTACGGAATTTTTCTTGTTCCCAACGACCGTCAGCAGCACCTGCCTGAGCAGCACCTGAAACACCGTAGTCCCAAACAAGTACACCACCAACCTGTGAGATTGCGATGATGTTGTTCTTGACTTCAGCGTCAATTTCTGCACTGATTTCGTATGCAAGAAGGTCAGTTAACTCTTCTTCGATGTCAACGTTGTGCATGTTAGCTAAGTCTTGCTGAGCTTCCAATGACCAACGTGCTTTCAACTTACGAGTACGAGCAACAATTTCTTGTGACTCAATTGAAAGACCCATCTCTCTCATGTTGTCAACTGGATCTGGAAGACCGCAGAAACCGTCTGCGTCAACACGCTCACCAGTAGTAGTGTCGTAACCACCATGAGGAAAGTAGTTGTTACCACCTTCATCAGTTGATAAAGCAGGAGTACCACCACCACGTAAAGCGTCATCACTGTTAAAGTCAGCGCTTGTTGGAAGTGAAGTACCACTTACAGGCATACCACCTGAATAAAGTGCGTGAACTGTGTTATAACCAGCTTCATCATTAGCACTTGCACCACCTTCGGCACACTGGTAACGATAACGTAAAGCGTAAGCTAAACCAACTGGTGTAAACATTGGCTGAACACCAACCAAGTCATTTGAAACCAATTCTGGGAATACACGCGCTACCAATGGCATTGCAATTGGCTTAAAGCGAGCGATACCTGAATCAGCACCACAGCTATCTGGAGCAGATGGTGTACCAGCACCACAAGCTTCGTTAAGAGCATTACCGAAATAACGGTTCTGCTGCTCTAAAAGTTTACAAGTTAAAGCCTTTTTACGGTCAGAACGGATGTGCTCTGTCAACGGCTTCCACTTTTTAATAAGTTGTTCTGATCTCATTTCAGAATCTCCTGTTTAAAAAATTAGTTAAGAAATTACCCATTTCTCAATTGTCTGTCTAAACGGCTTTTGTATTCAGCCATTTCTGGGTCAACTGACTCGTTCAAGGTATTGTTCTTGATTGAATCTATTTTGCGCTTTGCAGTTTCGCTCAGCGGCTTTTTGGTTTGCTCAGGTTTTGAAGCTTTTGGGGCTGCTTTTTGTACTTTTGGTTTAGCTTGTTCAGTCTTAACGCTTGATTCGATGATAATATCCTTCACTTTTTTGAATTCTTTTTCAACGTCAGAAGCGTTTGAACAGCTTTCCATAAGTTTTGAAGCAGTTTCTTTCTGTACCTGCGTCATACCTTCGGTTAATTCCTTGATTTTGATTGATTTCTCAAGTTCTTTAACCTGATTTTGTAAACGAACGGTTTCTTTGACCTTTGCATTGACAGACTCAGATAATTCCTGATTCTCTTTGCGGGCCTCTTTGATCACACCATATGAGGTTGAGTCGAGCTTAATGTAATTATCACTGAAAACACCAATCATGTTTTCAATTAGTGGTTCATAAGCTGCTAACTTCACTTCTGCTTCCATAATCTCGGCAGGAATGTTCTTTTCTAATTCAGATTCTAAGAATTCTGAGATAGATTCGACCATTGATGCTTTGAATTCACCAACTTCTTTTGCAAGAGCAGATTCTTGCATAGCTTTAAATGAAACCGCTTCTTCCAAAGCGATTTTTTCAATATATTTTCTGTATTCTTCAGCTTCTTCAGTAACAATCTTTTCCAATGTTTCTTTGAATAAGCCGCCTTCTTCGTTGACAATCTGTTCTACATGTTTTCTGTAATTTTCTGACTCATCAACCATGATAGCTTCTTTCTCAGTAAGAGTTTTAGCTACCTTTTCAGCAAAAGCGTTAGCTTCTTCTTCAAGAATCTTCTCTTTTGCTTCAATCTGTTCTAATAATTTAGATTCTTTCTCAGCATACTCGGCTTTAAGCTTTTCGGCTTCGGAAAGGAATGCATTTTCTTTTTCTTCAAGGTCAGCAGTAAGCGCTTTTACACGGGTTTCTACCAAAGAGTCAATCATGCCTCTAACGCTGTCTTTTAGTTCTTCTGATACTAGCTTTGCGTCAAAGCTCTCGAACAACTCTTCAATTATTTTATTGTCAACCGTCATGTTAACTTCTCCTGAAGTAGTAAAAATTTCTACTGTTATTTATATGTACCGCTTATAAATTTTTGAAAAAATCTTCCAATTGAGTTTTGATGTGTGTTTCGACTTCTTTCTTAGGAAGAGTCTTCAATCCTTCTTCTAGCTTTTCATATGCTCTAACCGTTTTATCTAAGCTGATTTCGCTATATTTACCACCATCTATGATATATGCCTTACTTTCCATAATACCTTCAACAAAACCTTTTGGCGCTGAAGGATCGGCAACAATATCAATTGCGACCATTTCATATTCAGTAACAAGATCTGCTTCATTTCCTTCAATGACATATCTACGGGTTTCGTCTAAAGCACCCAAACCACGGGTAGACATGCCGCAATGCATGCCAGAACGGACCATTGTTTCAGCTATGCGACCATATTCAGTATCAACAAGCTGAGCTTCGCCAATTACGAGATTATCTTTCCAATTTAACTCAGTGATAATGTGGGACCAACGATGGAGATTAATCTCTACACCTTCTGGATGTCCTAATTCACCGTATGAGCGGTATTTTCCAGGCTTAATTCGATCAGCAACGTAATTTTTAACTGATTCTACCATCATGTCGTATGGATATACACGACCATTTCTATTGATTGCTTCAGTTTCAATCATTGGTCCTCTAAGTTTTGGCATTCTTCTTTGACCGTTTTCATCAAGTTGATTGCCTTCAATTAGAGTTACTTCGCAATTTTCAGAGAAGTTTCTTGACAAATCTTCAGCAAATAATCTCAATTTTTTCATAGGTCTTATACCTCTTTAGCGCGTTCCTTTACAGACTTACCTAATTCTTTTAAATAGGCGTCTTTCTTACTATTTATCATAGTTGCCAGTTGGTTTTGGACCATATTAGGTACATTTCCTTGGGCTTCTGCATATTCACCCTTAGCAATATTGTCTAAAAACACTTCAATTGAAGCTTTTGTGTCATTTCTCTTTTCCATGATTCTCTTTGCCTCCAAGACATCTAGGTTTCTGATTTTTTTATTAAATTTTTCAATAACGCCATTCCAATAGGTTCTACCTCTGGAACCTTCTATTTTATGGGACTTTTCTTGCTCTTTTACCGATTTGTCCCAAAATTCTTCGGCTAAATCCATATCAATAGATCCACCTCTTACTATTTTTCTTAAAAGAGCATTTTCATGCAAAGTTTCAAGCTCTGACATGGTTGATTTATATTTTTTAACCATACCCTTTATTAAATTTTTTGTTATATCTTGATCACCAGCATTTTTTTCATACCAATCCATCATATCTTCAAAATCTTTTGAATCTAAACTATCTGCTATTCTTTCACCAATCCTGTAAGCAGTTCTTTGATCTTTTAAATGCTTATCTAATTCAACATCGACATCATCGTCATCAACGTCAACATCGCTAATATTATGACTGTAATCAGTTAAATCTTCGTCATTACCAAAATCTTTATAATAATCACCTTCGGCTTCGTCTATTTTATTACCAAACGCATCATACTCTTCAATGCCTTCGTCATCATCTTCTGTAACTCTTCTTGGTATGCTATCATAATTAGTATGCTTTTCATACTCATCAGCCCACCATTGATTAGTTGCATGTGCCCAACGCGATTGAGCAATACTTCTAAAACCTCTTAATGCTTTATTATCTGGCCAAGGCATTTCCTTTCTCCATTAAAGACCTAAGTCTTCCTCTTCTGCGCCTTCGTCGAATTCGCCACCTGCGGCGTCATCATCAACATCAACCCCAGCGGCTCGTTCGGCTGCAAGAAGTTTTTCATTTTCAATATACAAATCATCATCCATTTCTAGATAATGTTTTAATGCTATTTCTTTAGAAATAATAGGTTCCTGATCATCAATCATTCCAGAAACTTTCTCAAACTGAGCAAATTTCATTTCTTGTACTTTAGCTGCCATAAATTCATCGAATAAATTCAAGCTGAATAAATCAATAGTGAAATCAGCAACACTAATGCCATACTCTTCTTTAATACCTTTTAAATCAAGGTGAGTCATGAACATTTGTTTAAATATTTCAACAAATCTACTACTATAATACTTAACCTGCTTTTTAAATTTAACTTCTTCTCTTGTAATATCTGAAGTATCACCAAGAGAAAAACCAGTATCAGCTTCAAAACGACTTATAGGCACTTTTAATGAACGATATAATTTCTTAAGAAAATATTCAACGTCATCCATTTCACCAAGATTTTCACCTGCTGGTAACGTATCAACTGATGAATGTTTACCGCCACGAAATACTGGAAACCAAAAATCTTCGGTCATGGCCATTACATCTAGTGCTTCAGATACTTCACCCGTTTGCTGATTATAAAATTTTCTCTGGCGATATTTAGTGATCAAATCGCGCATATATTGTTCAGCTTTACCTTTTGGAAGTTCACCAACTTCAATATTAAATACACGTCTCTCTGGAGCACGCACCAAACGATAAATGACCAATGCATCTTCAAGCTGTTTTAATCTTCTGTAAGTAGTTTTTGCTGGTTCTAATAAACCTAAAATAACTTTATCATCTTCAGCTTGATTATATTCATAATCACCAGAATTAGCATATGCTATCATTTCTGTATCTAAATACATAATACTTGATTCTGTTTTATAAACAAACTGAGCGATTTCATCAGTTTCTAAATCATCCCAAATAGGATGACATTTGCTAGTACGTAATTTCTTAGCTCCAATTAAACCTTTTTCAGGACTTTCAGTATCAATTCTTTTTTCTAACATTATTTCTGCATCAATAATGAAATCTCTAAACCACATAACAGCATATTTGTTAACTTCTATAATGTCATAAAAAAGATGATCCCATTCAGCTTCTAGGGTTCTAACAATATTATCATTATCTTTAATAGCATCAGATTTGATAATCAAACCCATTATTTTGTCTTCATCGTCTGGATTAATAGCCTCATCTACATATTCATCTACTGCAAATGATATTTCTGGATATTTGGCCATTTCTCTGTAAATAGCTAACTTTTCACCTTTAGAATTTTCTACAGAATAGACATACGAATTATAAACATCTAATACACCGCCGAAATCACCACTAGCTGAAAAATCTTCAATATCAGTTACTGCAATCGTATCTTCTTTATCCTCTGGATTAGATTTGTTTCTGATCCTTGAAAAGATGTTCAATACGTTTTTATACTTCTTCTCTTTCTGAGCTGGAGTCTTAGTATCATTATACTCTCGCTTGGATTGTTGATATCCTTTACCAGCGCCACCGCGCTGAGGTCTACCATAACCAAAATAATCTTTAATGCCCATTAACTAGCTCCAAACCATAGTGCTTTCTATATTTATATATTGACACACTATTTTACCATAAAGTTGAGCGAATAATGCCTATTTTATTGATTTTGTTGTTTTTATATAGGTAGGATCAGTGGTAGATAGTATTTGAAGTGCCATATCAATGGTTATATTGGAAACATTAACTATTTTATCGGTTTTATATGCTCGCCAAAATCTATTCATCTGCAATCCAACGTTTCGTCCGAATAAATTGCCAAAATTACTTTTCATGAATGGAAGATATGGCGTTCTTTTACCATCTATATACACATTGTTCCAATGCTTCTCTCTCATTGTTTCTATAACTGGAATGATATATCTTGTATTCACTTCCTTCTTACCAGTTTTTGGATCAATGAACTTATTAAAAAACATGAGGTTTGTACCAACTATATTCCCGTTTTGATCAACTCCTTCAAATATGATAAGTGGATTGCTATTTACTTTTTTATATTTTTCTTCTTTTGATTTGTATCTAAAAAAGAGGAAATCGCCCCTATATAGACCTTTAAGTTGGTTCTGATCAATAGTTTCCACCGCATTCCACATAGGAAACTTCATGGGCATTCCAGCAACGCCATTTGGAAATGCTGGCTTTGATTTAACTATTTTTACCATTTTTCACCTCAGATGTATTTATATAAATAGATTTTGAGGAAGAGTAATGGTAAAAAAGATTTATGACAACCTTAAAAAGAGGGGTAGATTTCACACTGGAAATTATACGCCAAAAAATCCAGAAAAATATAGAGGCACTTTACCAATCACCTACAGATCTCGCTGGGAACTAGTTTTCATGAGATATTGTGATAATAGCAAAAATATAAAATTTTGGGGTTCTGAAACGAACATTGTAAACTATTTTGATCCAGTGAAAAAGAAAATGAGAAGGTATTTCACCGATTTCACTATAGTTCTGGTAAGTGGCGAAACGCAGTTGATAGAAATCAAACCATTAAGAGAGACAAGTGCGCCAAAATCTACTAAAGGTAAAAGAAAAACCACTCTTCTGAACGAACAGAATAAGTGGTTAACTAATAGTGCCAAATGGGAAGCAGCAGAGGCGCTTTGTAAAAAGAATGGTTGGACGTTCAAGATACTTACTGAGAAAGACTTAGGTCTTTAGCCTGTGAAATATTCGGAAAATCCTTTATGTTGATCTCTTGTTACCAATTCGCCTTCATGATATTTTACAATACGTTTAAGCATGTTGCCTATTTGATTTGTTCTACTAAGAAGATCTCTTAATTTTTTAGATCTGAAATATTCAAAAATATAGTTAGTGCCAACGTATTCGTATTCTTCGATTATTTTATTCATTTTATCTACGAGTTT